TTTGTGCGCCGGTCGTTCAAACGAAGCCGCAGCTGTTCCCGAACCACCGGTCCACAGCGCCAATTCGGTGAGTTTTCCCCGGCCCAGGACCGTCGCAAATTTATCGGAACTGCGTTTTTGTCTGACCTGGCCGACGACGTGGTACCCAAGAGTTTTCACAAGCCGTGCGAGCTCTTGAAGAGAACTTTCCACTTCCTCCGCGGTGACATGAGGGGTCTGGATCGCCACCAGCACGGCACTGGATTGTGAAGCCGTCGACATCGCGTACTTCTCCTTAAACCTATCTCAGTGTCGCCACCGCTCGCCCGACGACGTGCAACTGGCGATCAATCCGTGAAGTCATCGAGAAACCATGACCAGCGGGAGAGAGAGGCAGGACACCCTGTGCAACCCATTGAAGAGGTGGTGCGCCCGGTTGGAATCGAACCAACGACCCTCAGCTTAGAAGGCTTCCCCAGCATCGCATAAAATCTGCAACTCATTGAAAATAGGCTGATCAGACGTGCCACCACCTGGCAGATTTGGCCAGGTTTCGTCTCGCGAATGGCCAACAAATGGCCAACGGAGTTTCAGGCTTCTCCACTACTCCTGCTCCGCCTGCGTCTGCTGGACAATATAGCGGCCGCGCTCCCACTGCACAAGATGCTGATACTTAATCGCCAGTGACTTTACTCTTGCGACGAACTCTGTGAGCGCGGGGAGAATTTCAGCGGTGGTAGCTTGGGGGTGGGATGGTTCATCAGGCTCTCCGGCGCTGGAATCGGCGGTGGGCACACCGTCCTCGTCGGTGTCGAGCACCCCACGAAGATCATCGTACAGGCGCACAAACCCAGCATCCAACGGGCAGACGTTCGTCGTGGTGTTAACATAGCGGACGACCTCCTTTTCAATCACCCTGATTTCCGTTTCTATCTTCCGCTCTGCTTCAGCGTGAGCCTTCAACACTTCATTGGACATCTTCGCTTCGGCAATCACCTGCAACGCGCTCTCCTGGGCCTGCTGCGCGATCGAGGCGTCCCATTGCTGCTTGACTGCCGCCTTGCCTTTGGCATAGCACCAGACCCCGTAGACCGTCAGGAGCAGGACAATCCCGCCCACAATCGCCCCCCACTTCACCAAGGGCTTGGCGAACTGTGCGGCCAGGGCAGCGTGGATCATGACGCACCGCCATTGGTTGGTGCGGGCGGAGCCGCGGGCTTGATGCGCTCCCACGTCCGCAGCCCGCCCAGCCCCAGGACCATCGCCAACACTTCCAGCATCAGCGCGAGATCCGGCGTCTCCATTGTCTGGATGTTCTTATCGTAGAACGCATTGACGAGCTTCAGCGTAAAGTTGAGCACGTGCATGACGACCGTGGCATAGAGGAAGGCCGCGACGCCCACCCAGCCAAGGCCAGGCCTCCACCATTTTTGGACTTTATCGTCTGCCATGATCGCCTCCTCGTTAATAACTGCTCCGCTCCAGCTTCTTCGTCAAACTCTCCGGGCGTTTCAATCGCCGCTTGATTTCCAGCCGCTCCCGTTCGTCGGCCAACAGCAGATAGTTCTGCTCGTTGATCGCCTCCACCAGGTTCTGACTGGTCTGCGACGACTCCCGCATCGTCTGCACGATCGCCGCGTGTTCCTGGGCCATTTGGGCCGTTTGCCGATCACGGCCGACCGCGTGGGCCTGGGAGATCGCTTCGAGCTGCACTTCGTTCCGTTGTGCCCGGTCGTACAGCAAAAACATGCAGCCGCCGACGGCGACGGAAAGCAGCACCATATTGATGCCGTTCATGCCGCGGATGCGAAACGGCACCCCCAGCACTTTGGCGCTCACCTCATCGTCCGTTGAGTCGGCCATTCGCGTCTCTCATGTTGTACCGCCTCCGGCATGGTCTGGCGCGGCCCTGTCGCACAGCCCGCAATAAAATGTCGATAGGCCCCGTCATGCGTATAGGTCGCGCCGCACCGCGGACACTGATAGATCCGCGTCACACGCGACTTGCCAGGCGCGACTCGCCACTGGCCACCCCCGTCCCCGGCTCGCCTCGCTGAGTCGGCGAAGCGGGCACCATCATCCCGAGCGCCTCAATCTTGAGCTTCCACGCGGGCTCTTCGAAGTGCCCCAGATCGCCCTTCAGAAACGCACCGATCGTATCGCCCAATGGATCGAGCCCCACCTTCCACGAGATCTCGTACAGCTTGTCCCAAAAGTCCAGATCCACATCCCACTCCGCTTGGCCGTTCGGCAGCAGCGGAATCACGTCCAGCGCCATCGCGGCCGGCGCGCCCGCGAGCGTGATGACATTGTGCGCACTGAGACCGGGCTTCGAATGCGTGACGACGAGCGTTTTGTCGGCGATCTCCCACTCGCCGGTCTCGCGAATGAAGACACGGCCCTTTTGGTAATTCAGCATCTGCTCGTGGATGGACCGCCAGCCGGAGACCACCAAGAGCGTGCGTCCCAGCTTCCGCTGGCACCGCTGGATCAACTCCAGCGCCGGCTGCCGGATCACCGACGCCAATCCGTCCAGGCGTTCCAAATGTTGTGTCATGCCGCCACCTGCTCCAATGACGCCAAGAGCCGGATCCGATCCCAGATCCGGGTCTTCCAGCTATGCTGCTCCTGCCCGGCCATACAGCGCCGATTCGCTAAAATCGTTTCGTCCGTCCGATCGCCGCAGGCGACACAGGCCAGCAGCTGGAGCCGCGTGCGCCGGACGCGCTCAATCCGCATCAGGCCGCCGCAACGAGAGCACTCGCGAGTCTGACTCATGGCAGTGCCGTGCCGACCGTCCAGTGAAATCGATCCACCGTGGTCAATTGATCGGATTGCCCAGCCTGGAGCCGCGCTTCCCCGCGCAAGTCGCCGCCTGCCGTGAGATCCGTCGTCAGGAATTGATATTCCGCCTGCCCCTTGTTCGTCGCCTGGGAGAGCACCGTCATGGATTTCGTGACCACCGCGGCGCCGTTCAGCGAATAGCGGAGCTGGACAGTTTTTCCATTGAGATCGATCGGATTTTGCGTGGCCTGATCGCGGATCGTGATACAGATCTTCGTGCCGCCGTCCCCTGCCATCACATCGATATGCGCCATTGTCCCTCCTAGATCTCGCCGTCCCGATCCACGCGCGAGGACACATCCAGATCGCGCGATGGGCGGACCGAGACGCGCAACGTCGCCAATAGTGTGCGCACGAGAGGCAGCGCGCCGACAATCGAGGCCGCAAGCGCCCCGGCCGCCGTCAACGCCCCGGCAAACGCCCGCGCCGTCCGCTTGACCACCGCCCCGGCAGTGGCCAGGGTGCCGGTTGTGAATGTCTCCGTGCGTTTCGTCAGAGCCCCGGCGGTCGACAGCACGGCCGTGAGCGCGAGCAACACCGTGCGAATGGCCGCGAGCGTCCCCGCCGTGGTCAGCGTGGCCGTGAAGGCCTTGCGAGCTTGCTTGACCAGCGCGCCCGCCGTGGTCATCGTGCCAGAGACACTCGTGCGTGTCTGCCGGACAACGGCCCCGGCGGTGCTGAGTGTCGCCGTGCCGAGGTCTTTCAGAATCGTTTTGATCGAGGTGAGCACGCCGGCCGTGGTGACGGTGCCAGTGAACGCCTTGCGAGCCTGCTTCAGTAGCGCGCCCGCCGTCGTGAGGACGCCGGCGAGTGGCTTTCCTGTCTGTTTGACCAGTGCGCCTGCCGTCGTGAGTGTCCCGGCGAGCGAGAGGAGTACTGTCTTGATTACCGCCAAGGCTCCGGCTGTCGTCAGTGTGCCGGTAAACGCTTTGGCTGTTTGCTTGAGCAAGGCGCCGGCTGAGGTCAGTGTCCCCGTGACAAGCTTCGCCGTCTGTTTCAGCAACGCGCCTGCCGTCGTAAGGGTGCCGGTTTTCGCGGTGGCCGTCTGCTTGAGCATCGCGCCTGCCGTGGTGAGGCTGCCGGCGACCATACTGAAGAACAGCGTCCCACCGGCCGTCGCCGTTGGCACCCACGGCGCGCGCCGGTACAGGACCGGATCGAACCGCCGTCTGAATACGCCGTGGCTCATCGCGCCTTACAGCTCCTCAACCAGGACATACCCACCAGGAGTGAACGTATCCAATGGCGTCGCTGTCAACTCCAGCACCTTCTTCTCACCACCGATGATCATTGGCCTGGTTTCCGGCGTGAAAATCAGATGAAAGGGCATCCGCACATTCCACGCATACAACCGTTCATCGGTGATCGCGCCAGTCCCAACCACCAGCTTGGTTGTGTTATTCACTTCCGCCGTTAAACCGCTCGCAGTATCGCGTGGATCTTGTGGCACCGGCGTTGGTGCACTCCCGCCAGATCCGCTCGTCACACTCCCGCTGGCTCGCTTGAGCTTTAACGTCAGTTGTTCCTCTTGTGCATCGGCTACTTCCGTGGATTGCGCCAGGTAGATTTCATGGATCTTGCACGGCTTCTCCGCTGCCGCCGTCAACTCGAAAAAGTCGATCTGCACAGCAGTCGCCACAAACGGAATCGGCACTTGATACAGTCGTCCCATGATTGTTCTCCTTTATCGAACTAACAAATGTGCCATTGGATGCTGTGCGCGAAACGGGAACGCACCGGCTGCGGCTCCACCACGGTCGCTGATCGCCCTAGACTTCCAGTAGCTGTGTCGTGTGTCATAACTTAGGCCCCCGCTTCGCGCCGAAATACCGCAATGCACGTGTGCGGCGTCATCCAATCGATCGACACTGGTGTCCGTATATGTTGCAGTCGGTGAGCCATCGACGCCAAACCACCCAGGGTCACTCGGCTTTGAAGTACCGTGATTATTGGCCCACACACTGAGTAGGACATTCGCCCCCGCCCCACCCTCAGCCGCCGCTCGTTGCGTCGCCCAATCGTTATCGGCCACGGTGAAGGCGATGCTGGAGAGCGTTGATGGAGTGCCGCCATTGATACGCTCGACTTGAATGAGATTCTGGTCATTCCAATCTAGGATTGTGAACAGGTACCAGTCGTCCGTTCCGGTATTGTGCATACGCACCGCAGGGCCGCCGCAGTGAGATGAACCGGAGTTAACCAAGTGCGTGACTTGCGCCTCGTGATCGAGAGAGCCGGGGCCGTTAATTGAGTATCGCAATCCCCACGGGTTCGTGCCGACATCTCCGTGGATCTCAAAATTTGTGCTGTCCCAGGTTGCCGCCCCCAACTCGTTCGTCCATCGTGTCGCAAATGGATCTGTCCCGAAATTGTCGAGATATTCTGTGTTGTGCGACTCGAAGAGTATGGGCTTCGGTCGGCCCGTCGAATGACCCAGGTGCCGGTAAATATCCCGCAGCACCTCGCGGACCAGCGTTGCGGCCGTATACGTCGCAACCACAGTTGCCAGGCCCGGCATCCTCCGAATCGCGCCGTCCCAATCGACGAATTGATACTCAATCCAGGTCTCCAGAAAATTCCTGAGATTCTGTCGCTGTTGGGCTGTGAGATCGCCGAGCGTAAGCTCAGCGAGGTCCAAATTGCGCGGAATCAATACAGTATCGTTTGTCGAAGGTGTTACGATACCGCCAGCCAGCCGTACCATAGCGTAAGGTACAGGATAGACACCGCCCACAAGCGGTGGATACTTCGCTTGCACCGCTGTTGCTAGTCGTTCCTGCATCGCGTGAGTGGTCCAGCCCCCGGCACCATCATCGATGATGCGGCTGAATCCCCACCGACCAGGCTCTATAACGGAAACATCGGCCATCGTTCACCTACACGCCTCTATTGCCATCAACAAGGATTTCAGGACCAGATACAACTCTTCGTGCGTGATATACGTGTCCCGAAACAGCTGCCGTTCTACTAAGGCGTGAGCCTCGGATTGCTCGGCACAGCCGGTGGCCTCTGGTCGAAAGGGACCAGCACGCTCAGCCCTGATTCGTTCAGACTCTCATCGCGGGCGGACACGGCAAACGTCCCTTCCAGAAGCGTCGCGGGGATCACCCACTGGGGAGCCACACCCACCGCTGTTTGTGGAACTGTCGCCTTTAAGTTAGCAGGGGCTTTAATGACCACGCAGTTAGGCGTTTCACAAGCCCACACTTGATAATCCCGCATGTCCTCTTCTGCGTTGCGGTCCCATTGCAATGTGGCCGCCTCAGCGTGCGTCGTCAGGATGACGCTCAGGCAGAGCCCCGCAGAAATCACACCGACGACGACGAGTCTTTTTAGGCTGTTCAGGTTCATATGGTTCTCCTTTCGTAAATTCACGTGTGAGACAGGTTGTGCACATGCGGTTCTCGCTGCCGTTGTCCTGCTCACACCACGGGCACCAGGGCATTACCCGCCGCTGGAAACCGTGCAGGTATAGGTGAATTGAATGCTATCCCCCGAGGCCACGTTAATCGCCGAAAAGACCGACCGATCCCACAAGGTCCCGCCGCCAGTCGCGGACTGGCTTAAAATGCCGTGCTCTGTAATGGCCGCAGTATTGTCGAACGTGAGCGTGCCGACGGTGCGATATTGATTGGCTGCCGGCTGCGAGCGCGTGCCCGTCGCGCGCGTGCTGTCCGGATTCAACGCCGTCGTGGATTCTGTGCCGAGCGCCGTGTCAGTGACGTTTTCCGCCACCGCACCCGTGCCGCAGCCGTGAAAATTCATGGTGCTGATATCCTGGCCGTTCGCGTCCCAGTCGTCGACGAGGAACGCCACCCCGGCATCGGTGATCACTTTCGTCGAGAGCAAGCCGAGATGCTCAATGTCGCCGTTGGCCCGCAGCACCGTCGCGTACAAACGAGACGTGCCGAAGATCCCGGTTCCGGCCAGCCCGCGCACAAAGCCCTTCAGGCAGAGCCGCAGCCGTAGCCCAGCTTCCAGTACCCAGGTCCGCAGCCGATACCGCCAGGGCAACTCGGCCGGGAGCCCCATCGCATAGAACCCATGTTTTGACAGATGCACCGGCGTGCACTCCCCGGCCATTGTCATCTTGCGTGCTGTGTTCATCGTGTCGCCCTCCTCGTTTTGCGCCCCGTTTACAGCCCCTTGTAAATCGCCAGGATCTCCTGCCGCGCCGTGGCGAGCGGAATGTTCAGCTTTTGCGCCGCCCAGATCGCCAGCGCCTTGATCATCTTCTGCGTCGGCCCATCGAACTGGGCCAGCGCCGCCTCATTCACTCGCGCCGCATCGTAGTCGGCCAATTCTTGTGGGCTGGCCAGCCGTTTTTTGTCCGGTGCCGCCGCATCAAATCGATGCAAGCGCATGTCCGGTCGGAGATGCTCGGGATAGGTCTGTACCGCTTCAACTTGCGGATCATGGCGCGGGCTATTCGGCCAGGCGCAGAGAAATTGATTGTCACTCAACCGATACTTTGCATAGACCATGTGTCCCCCTCACCAGTCAAAGCCCATGACATACAGATCGCCAGGATTTGAACCGTCCAAATATAGGCAGACATAGCGAAGCGTCACGTCCTTCATATCTAATGGCACCTCGACAGACTCAGAACTGTAGAAATGCACAACCGTCCCATCATCAACGGTCAGATAGGTGGTGTCCGGCGCTGTGAGATCTCCCAGCGCGCAAGAATTGGCCGATGCACCGTTGCCGGTTGCAGCAAGTGTCACTGAGAGCGTCGGGATAGCGGGCAGGAACGATCGAAGGTCATAGAGCGTCGTCGCCGTCGCCATCTCGTTCACTGCAAGCCCGTCCGGCATCGGCTTCATCAGTCGTCGCCGTCGCTCGGTCTGCGTGAACGGCACCAAATGTCCGCCGCTGTCGTTGTAGGCGTAGCCGATCAGCGCGTAGCGATAGTCCGCCGGCACTGTGGTCGAAAAATCCACATTGTTGCGTTCGATATAGACCTTCAGCCACAGATCGTCATCCGTGTCGGTCGTCCAGGTGGAGGTATCGGAATCAAAGAGGGCTTTCGAGCCGCCCGCGTAGGCCGCGGCGCTGCCGTCCATCCGCCAGCCGATATAGTTCGTCGCGCTGACCGTCCAGTCGCCATAGGCCACCACATGATAGAGCGTGGCCGCTGAGACGGTGGCCGGGACCAGAAACGGAATGCGCATCGTCGTCCCGCCTGCCGTGGTCGGAATCCGCGAGACATCGAACTTCCAGCTCGTGGCAAGCGGGGTGTTCGACGGCACCCCGCCGTTATTCGCTTCGATCGTGAACCAGATATTGCCGGTCGGCGCGCCGACCTTGATCAACTCGACGTCAATAAACACCAGCTTGCCAGCCGTGACGGGCGTAAACCCTTGCGCCACACGGACGGTCGAGTTATCGACCGCCGAGCGAATCCCTTGCGTGGCGTCCTCGCCCGCCGTGATATCCAGATCGAGGAACCAATCTTTCGCGCGATGCAGACAGCCGGCCTTCGTCGTGCCGTTGTAGAGCGCATGGATCTCGTACCATGTGGAGTTCTGTTCGGTTCCCGTATCGATGCCGCCCGCGCCGGAGGCCGTAATGTCGAGCACGACGTTGGCCCAGTTGGACACCTCTTCCCCGTCGCTCATGACAATCGCGTCCGCCGAAAATATCAGCCGGCTCGCCGCCACATCGCTATCCGGATGCGTGCTCAGTGTCAGATTGCGGAACGTCTGCGAGAGCGCCTCGTCGGAATTCCACATGTCCCCCGTGATCGGCGCGATGATCTTGTAGGTTTTGCCGGCTGTATTTTTGGTCGAGGCCGAGGTATCCTCCTGCCCGCGCGTGAGCGTGAGCACATCACCCGCGCGCGCGGTACACAGGCAGACCTCGCGATTCGGATCATCGGCCGGATCGGCGTGATCCGTAGCATTCCACCAGACAATCGGGTAAGCGCCGTCGGTCGCCGGATCGAGAAAGCGCGAGCCGTGCCCGGTCGAGAGCGTCACGGCGGTATCGCCGGACCCATAGGTGCCCGAGACCGTCCCCTTCGCAAAGTTCTTGACTCGTCGCGTCGTCACCAGCGCACCTCCACATAGCCGTCCTGGCCGGCTGTCGGTTGCACAATCGGATAGCCACGCCCTTTTGCCCCGCCGACTTTTCCGCCGCCCACCGTCACGGCATCACCCACGCCGGACGCATGAGTCGCATCCGCACCGTGATGGGGTTGCTGCGACGTATCGATCCACCCGCGGCCACCGCCGTTCGCGCCGTTGCCCTGACAGACCACCAGACCATTACGCCGCACGATCGAGGCCGTCCCGGCGCCGCCCGCGATCCCATAGACAGGCATAGGAGTCGCCGAAATCGTCGTCCCGGCGATCCCCGCAGATCCCACGACGATCTCTAATTCTTCGCCAGGCGTCACGCTCACAATGGACACGGCACGACCGGAATTCCCGCCGGTCCCGCCGTTAGCCGGACGATCGATCGCACGGACAGCCCCGCCGCCGCCGCCGCCGCTGCCGCCCAGCGTCTCCACCTCGATCGTCGTGACCCCACCAGGGACGACAAAAGCATAGGTGCCCGGCGTGTTGTACGCCTGCACATTGTTCGTGAGTGACGAGGGCGGATGGACGAGCACTGTGCCCTGCCGGATCACCTCCAGCCAGGGCTCATAGGCCCGTTGCTGCAAACTCGAGGAGGTGAGTTCCAGATCCTGCACCAGCGTGCCCGCGCCGGCCATGTGGCGAATGCGCACGCGCTGCACCCTAAAGACGCCGACCACGCCGAACGTCGGTAGCTCGACGGTACAGACCTGCCCGGCCCGGAATCCGTAGCCGCGGACCACGCACGACAATCGCTGCCGTGGCGTCCCGGCGATCGCCAGCAGGGCATTCGCCACCCCGATCCCCAACAACGACAAGTCCCCCGTCACATTGCTCGTCGGATGCGTGATGTCTTCAATCGATTCGTACTGCCCGCTCCCGCCTTCGATCGCCGCCCGCGCGGCAATTTGATTCTCGTTCCGCCGCTCGACCACCACGACCCGTTCGTCCTCACCTTCAGGCGGCGTGCCAGTCACCATCACCAGCTGCACGTTGCGGTAGGCCTCCCGATCGTCCTCGATGCCGCTGCCGGCCAGCTCGCAATTCGCTTCCGTGAGCGTGATGGGCGCCGACAGCACCGAACTACCGCGCATCTGAATACGTCCGTCGCCCTCGATGGTGAGCGTCTGCCCGGTCATCGCCGCCATATCGCGGCAGACATCGTAGATCGGCGCGTTCTGCGCATCGACCAGCGGCAACGTCGCCCGGCTGTCGATCGTGCCGATCGAGAGCAGTTCGCCAGCCAGTTCGTTCTCGAGAATAGATGTCAGAATGGTAGGGATCGGCGCCTGCGTGAAATTCCGTCTGAGCCGCCGGCGCATCAGCACGAACGAGGGATCCAGACATTCACAGCGATAGAATGAGACCACGAGCCCGGCCGTTTCTTTCTGCACCCGATCGATCGTCCCCGCAAACAGCAGATAGTCATGAAACCGGACCGTCACCGGATCGCCCACCGCCGGCACCGCATCCGGATTCACCAGCACAAACCGGCAGGTCGTCGCCTGGGATTGCGTTTCCGTCAGATCCAGCGAATCCGCCTTGAACGCCGCACCGGCATCCGCGCCGCGAACGGTGAGGCGCACCGGATTGAGCGCGACGGCGTCCACGATCGCGCCGGGATCTTGCGAGACCGATCCAACGGATACCGAACCCAATGCCGCGCCGCCAGCCATCATGACAGGGCCCCCATCAGCCGCAAGGCGCTCGGCTGCCGGTCGCTCATGGCAATGGCGATTTCACGGCTGTCCAGATAAATCCGGTTCTGAATGACGGACTGGTTGCCGTCGCCCATCCCCAATGTTTCGCGCATGAACGCCGCGCCGCGCTTGTTGAGCGGGATCACGGCTTCGGAACTCCCGGCTTCGCCGATCAATCCCATCGTCGGGCCGGTGGCAATGCCGCCGTCGGCAAAGGCAAAGGCCATCAGCGAGCCGATCGCCGCACCGATCACCGCCACCCCGGCCAAAATCGCCACGCCGTAGGGAATGCCGAAGATGGTGGCTTTCGCTGCGCCCGCAATCGCCGAGAGAAACGTCATGAGTGCCTTGCCGATCGCGGCGAAAAACGGGATGATGGTTCCGGTAAATAGCCCCATAATCGCGCCCGTCACCGTCCCGAAAATACCGATGATCGCGCCGCTCGCCGCGCCCCAAATCGACACCGTCGCGCCGGCGGTCGCTGCCTCCGTCGCCACGATCCCTGCATTTTTCAGCGCCGCGGCGGCAACCGATTGCACGCCGAACTGGAGAATCCCCTGCAACAGCGTGGCCGCGGTCTGCTTCCCGATCTGCGTCATGGTCTGGCCGAAGTTCTCAAAATTCACAATCGCGTTCGCCAGGCCGCTGGTCCAGCCGGAGACGATCTGCCCGACAGAAAAGACGTTGGAATCCACGATGGACTGCAATTGCTGCTGCCAGACCGTCTTGGTGTTCATCGCCGCTTGAGCGGCAATATGCTGTGTGCGCAGAAACTCGCCCTGGTACACTTGATTCCGTTCATCGGCTGCGACTGCCGCCGCCGTCTCCGCTACGAGTGCCGCATCCGCCGCGTTCGCTGTCTCGATATAGGCCGCCGTCTGCGCATCGAGCCCCTGTTGGAGATCGCTGTGCATGGCGAGCAAAGCCTCCTCAGCCCGAAGCTGCCGCTGTGCCCGGCTCTGCTCCATCTCACCAAGCACACGGCCGAGTGCTTCTTGTGCATGCCCCAGCGCCAGTTGTTGCTGATAGGCGGCGATATGCTGTTTCCGGAAGGCCAGCCCCTTCGCTTCCTCCGCCGACCCGGCTGCCGCCGCGAACTCGCCCACATGCGAATCCATCGGCCCGCCGCCGGTGCCCCCAGGCGAGGGCAACGGCATCTGCGAGGCGCGCGCCGCGGCCATGGCCGAGGCCATGCCCGGACTCCACGAGCTGATAATCGGATGCTCTTTCTGGATCTGCTTGAGGGCTTCCCCATAGTTCTGCGTGATGCGCGTGAGCCGAACGACGCCCTCCGTCACGGCATTGATCCCGCTCGCAATGGCAGGCGCGAACGCGGCGGACAACTGCATCTGCAAGCCCTTCAGCGATTCCCCCAGCCGGTCTGAGGCCTGATCGGCCGCGTTCAAGGCCGCGATCTGTTGCGTGGAGAGGACCAGGCCGAACCGCTCGGAGGCTTTAGCCGATTCATCGAAGGCGGCCGAACCGCGATTTAAGACCGGGATCATGTCCAGCCCGGCTTTGCCGAACAGGGTGATGGCCAACCGCGACTTGTCGACGCCATCGGGCATGGCGGCAAAGCGATCGGCCACCGCGCGAATGACATCCTCCGTCGAGCCGAGCTGCTCAATCGACAGGCCCATCTCGGCGAACGTCTGCGCGGCGTCACTGGCCGGATTTCTCGCGTCGGTGATCAGTTTCGAGAGCGTGCGCATGCCGGCGGTGAGAGTCTGCGCATCGAAATTATTCTCCGCCATGACGACGGACATGCGTTGGATCGATTGAATGGCGATGCCGGTTTTTTGACTCAGGTGATCGAGGGCTTCGATTTGCCGTCCGGCGTTGAGCGTCATCGTGACGGCGGCCGTCGCCGCCAGCGCCACCGCCCCGGCCAGCACCCCCGCCGCCTTCGCCCCCCCACTGGCCAGATCGGCAAAGGACTCCAGCGCGCGATTGACGCCGCCGCCGAGGGCGGTCCCCGCATTGGACGAGCTTTTGGTAAAGCGATCCACCGACCGCTGGGCCTGATCCAGGCCCTTCAGCAAGCCGTTACTATCCGCCAGGAGTTCGAGGACCAGTCTATTCGCCATGTTGTCCCTGGATGCGATGCAAATCTGCTAACGCCTGAAACCGATCCCGGATCATGCGCGAGGCGTCCTCCGGATCTCGCTCGACCGGCTCCTGCTTCGTCATCGCCATCGGCATGAAATCCTCCGGGGTCGAGAGCGTGTCGGACGACTTGGCCCGATTGACGTTCCGCACCATGCTAGTGATCAATCCGGCTCGCCAAAACTCGGCCGGCGGGCCAAACGGTTCCAGCGTGAAATACGCCTGCCACTCCGCCAGCAACCGCGCCGGCATGTGAGCGAGCAGCCTGTCCGGGTTGACTTCCCCCAGACTCAGAGCGAGACGGAAGGCGAATCGCCGCTCTGGGCTGCGTCGGAGTTTTTTACCAACTCCTCCACATCCGACACGCGCATGGACGAGAGCCGCAAGGCCACCTGGGCCAGCCGCTCCAGCGCCGCCGCGCTCTTGGTCCCGAGCCGTTCAATATCGGTCTCGGTAAAGAGCGGCTGCCGCTGCCGGTTGACAATCGTGCGGACCAGCAGCTTCGCCGTGGCGTTCTCCATCCGGACCTTGCGCGTGGTGCCTTTGATCTCGACGAGCGAGGCTTCATAGGCATTCTTCCCCGCCGCGGTCATCCCGCACACGAGCACCGTGCGCCCTTTCCATTCGGGCACGGTGACTTCCTCAGTAGGAATATCGTCCATGCCCAGGATTTCGTCTTTCGACAACAATTCGTCCCCGTTCACCATGATGACTCCCGTCTGGTTTGTTTCGTTTGTTTCGTTTGTTTCGTTATCTGGTTCGCCTGGTCTTTCAACCAAACAAACCAGACACACCAAGCAACCAAACAAACAGCCGTTATCCGAGCCGGATAATGCCGAACTTCAGGGCGGCGTTACTGCCGGACAGATACAGGTAGCCGTCGGTTTGCCGCCAGCCGGCCACTTGGTCGATTTTGAACGCGGCGATTTCACCGATGCCGACGGAATAGGCGGTCACATCGCCGGTCCGGTTTTGTGGATCCGCGATACTGCTGAGGGTGAACGTCCTCGCCGACGCCCCGTCGGTATTCTGCGCGAGCAGAATGCACGGGCCGTCCAACAGAAATTGGTTGCCGTTCGCCACATCGCAGGCCGTCATCACGACGTCCAGCGCATCGGCGGCCGGTTGCAAAGTGGGATACGGTCCGAGTGGGGTGGTCCGTGTGAGTGTTGCGCGTGCCATACGATCCTCCTTGTTAGTCTCGTTTATTTAGTGCGTCTGGTTCCTGTGGTTCGCTGGATTCCCATCTCCGGATCAGCACCAGAGCAACCAGACAAACCCCTGCACCAGACAGACCGCCTCTAGCTGAACGTCGGCGCGCCGGTGCAACGAATGGTCAACTTCTGCGTCACCGGCCCATCCGTGGGAAATTCAAACGGCATGGTCTTGACGTAGCCCGCAAAGCTGATCGTCTGCACGGCGCCGGGCAACACCAGTTGCCAGTTGCGCTTCGTGCGCGCGAGAAAGTCCGTCCGCAATCCGATATGGACGGGATCGCTCGGCACATAGTTAATGTCGAATTCGATGGTCCCGGCGTCGATCAACGTGAGAATGAACTCACGAAACGCCCCGGCGGCCGCCGAGCTGTGCGTGGTGACATCGGCCTCGTCCGTCTCCATCGAGGGGCCGCTGATGGACCGCACTTCCGGCACGGTCGTAAAGGTCTCCGGCGACCCGCCGTCTCCCCGCTTCAACAGAGTGCCGTGGGCTGAAATTGCTGCGCTCGCCATGGTCGTCTCCTCCTTCTGTCCTTAGGCCATCACTGCCGGTCGTTGGTACGTCACACTGAGCCGCATCACCGCTTGCGCGAGCGGCCCGGCTGCCGTCGTCGCTTCATCGCTCTGAATGTCGTCGAGCATCCCGGAGACAATCGTCTTGTCTGCGCGTAAGGTCGCCAGCGCCGTCCGGATCGTCTCGCAGGCATCCTCGATCATGCTGTCCAGCTTGCCGCGCGGATCGCTCGCGTCGTTCGCCCAGAGGATCAATTTGACCGTCGCCGACACCATGTCGCGCTGAAAGCTATTGCCATCGGCCCGCGCCTCATCGCTCACGATCACGCAATAGACCGCCGACTGTTTCAGTTCGGTTTCCGTGAGATAGTTGAGCGCGATGCCGTACTCCGGCACGCGCCGGTCGAGCGAGCCCTGTGACAGCTCGAACGCGGAGACCATCGCATCGCGAATGACCGTCCTGGGACTGATCGTGCTCATCGTCCGATCCCATTCATGACTTTCTGAAACTCCCGCGTCGCTGCTTGATCGATCGCCTCTTGCCCCGGCCCCACCACCGGACGTGGACGTAGGAATCCGCGTCCTCGGGCGAGCGTGGCCCCGCTTTCAAAAATGTTCATGAGCTTCGGGATGGGCATCACACGCCCACCGATTTCGTAGGGCGTCGTGCTCCCCTTGCTTGGCCCCCCGCGCCTGGCTCGCAGCTGCTTGAAGATGCCCAACTTGGGACGCATTCTCCCCGCCTGCCGCTTCAGCCCACCGGTCCGCACCTGAAACTCGCTGCTGATCCGCTGGCGGGCCACACGCCGGCCCGCATTCAAGCTCGCATAGAGCGCACGTTTAATGTGCTTCAATGCCTCCTTGCCTTGCTTCGCGTAGTTCAGGAGCCCAACGGCTCGAAACTTTGTGCGAATCTGCGTGGCCATCAGTGCACCCCCGTGCGCAGCCGGTACTTCCGGACAATCCCCTCGGCCAGCGACTCCCAGCCCAGATTGACGAACTGCACATTGCCGTCGGCAATGGATCGCGAGCGCACGCCGATCAAATTGTGCGCGCCCTTTTCCCGCGCGGCCCACACCATCTCAATCGCCGCCTGCGCCAAATCCGGCGGCATCACCTGATAGCCGCCGACATAGGTGATCTTGATGTTCTGGAGACCGGCCTGAAACCGATAGCCGTCGAGCCGGATCATCCCCGCATTCGCATCGTCGGAGCCCGCGACTGGCACTACATAGAGCGTCGACGCGAGCGGCGTGGTATAGACCCGTAACGGATCGTCCCAGAGATTCGTCACGCTCACGATCGGCGGTCGGGCTACCATCAGGAGATCCCGCCACTCCTTGCCGTGGTAGTACTCCGTGACGGTGGCCTGTTCGAATGTCCGTTCGCATTCCTGCTCCAACCATTCCTGGACGGCGGTAATCAGCCGCGCTAATTCGTCGTCATGCTCCGTGACATCACTGGCGATGCCGCGAAACGCTTTACAGGCTGGAACGGTCGTGAGGGCCATGGCTATCCGCGTCTCCCTCGTCGCTTCGCCTGGTCAGATTGCGAGGGCACCCCGGCGTCTCCCCCGCCCGGCACATACTCCGCACAGCGTTCCCGCTCGACGACCTGCTGCGCGAACGACGCCGGGACCTCGTAGTCGATCCCGGCGTAGTGACAGCCGGTGAGTGTCGCGCGGCACGTGTGAAACCGGATGGCGACCAGTCCCGTCTCCATGACTAGGCCGTACCCTCGATCGGCGATTCATGCTTTTCGCCGGTGATGGTGTCTGTGACGTTATTGATGGCGGGCAATGCCCGGCCACGATATTGGATGGCCCAGATCGGACCCCAGGCGCTGTTCTGCGTGGCCCGCAAAATCACCAATCGCAAAAACCGCTCGCGCGGCCGCTTGACATCCAACCAGAACGCCTGGTTGTCATCGTCATCGGCCACGGTGATGCCGGTGCCGAGGAGATCGGCCGCCGCGCCCATGCCCACCGCCGTATCTTGCTGGACCTTGAGGGATTGCACGCCGCCCGCGGTAATCGCGCCGGCATTCGTCAGAAACAAACAGCCGTCATACCCGGCCATATCCACGACGGCGGAGTTGATGGTGCTCGTGCCGGCCGCCGTCTCATTGGCGAGCTTGGTGATCTTCACCGAATCTGCAAGAAATCCTAGTCCTGCCGACATAACGCCTCCTCCTGGAGTGTGGTCTGAAAGTATCTGTGTCGGCGGAGGACTGATCGCAGTCCCCCGCCATCAGGCTCCTTCTCGCTCGACTTAGGCCTGGATCAGGTGCTTCACCGGATTCGTCCCGGCATCGACCAGATCGCCGTCCGACCGCAAGAACGCCAGGAAGCCGACCTGGAGCGCATCCGCATAGCGTTCGTCCAGCCGAATCAGGATGACGTTGCCGGCATCGCGGATGTGGTAGTTCGAGAAATCGCCGTACAGGACGCTCTTCAATCCGGTCGTCGCCGCCGGCATGTCCTGATTGATCTGATACGGACGGCCCAGGATCGTGTCCGGATTGCCGTTGGCCATCGGAGCCCAGATCGGCATGTTCTGGGAGTCCTTGATTTTCCGGATCAGTCCGAGCGTGGTGAAATTGCACATGAAGCGCGCGTTCGGCTGGTAGGCCGGATCGACGCTGTGCATGAGATCCACCAACTCATCGTAGGTGATGGCTGCCGCGCCGGCCGCCGTCTTACCCAACGTGGACGCCGTGACGACGCCGCGCGGCTTGGATGACCCGTCGCCGGTGGTGAAATGCGTATTCTGAATCCGTCCGATGCGCTGGCCCAGTTTGCGGCCGATATAGCCGTTGAGATCGACCGAGCTGTCCTGGAGCAATTGACGAGACACCTTGACGATCTTCGAGCTGTAGAGAAAACTCTGCAGCACGATCTGTCCGAACGTGATGTCGCCGTCATTGTGCGTGGAATTTTCCGTGATGATTTCGCCGCTGACCGCCGTATCGTTGTCGGTCGGAATCGGCAAATCCGCGCCGGTCATCGTCCCGACGATGGTCGAGACTTCCCGCATCCCGCCGAATAATTTCAGCGCCTCGGCAATCGGCCGCATCGCCTCATCCGGCACCGTATAGCCGCCGCCGGCACCGGTCCCGACCCCTTGGGCCGCACGGATGCTCGGGGTCCCGCCCATGCGCGGATCGGCCACATAGAGACTGGCCATGAGGGCGCGGTCTGCATCAGACAGCCCGCCATTGCCATACCGCAGCCAGTTCATGTAGGCCGCGCTGGTTTTCTTGATGTCGTCGTGCGCCTGTTCGGGAGAAATCTGCTCACGTCCGGCGCGTTGATCCACCCGACGCGCCAGCTCATCCGAGGCCGCCTGCGCCCGCTCGATGCGCGTGATCTGCGCGGCCATAGCATCGGACTCCGCCATGAGGGCGTCGAACTTCTTCTCATCGTCGGCCGACATGCTGGCCTGCTTCAAAATGGCCTGCGCATCCGCCACCGCTTTGGCCCGCTTTTCTCTCAACTCACGGATCTGCTGCATCGACATGGCACCCTCCTTGGTTATCGTGACTGCTCCCCGCGCTCGACGAGCGCCAACCGTCTCCGCATCAGCGCCGTCCGTTCACTCCCCTTCGTGTCTGCATTCGCTCCCGCACTCGCCACCGACACAATGTTCGCAACCTCTTTCGCGATCGTCTGGCCGTCTAACTTCACGACAATGGTCGTCCGGCCATTGTCGCCAGCACCGCCACCCACCACCTCACGCACCCCGGCTTGATACGCCTCCGGCACGTTGGAATAGCCGGACAGATCGAATCGTGAGGCCGCCTGCGCCGTCTCCTGCGCGCCGCCCTGGACCGAATCGGCCAGCCCGGCGGCCTTCGCCTCGTCCGCGTTGAACCAGGTGTCGGCATCCATCCAGGCCTGCGCCTGTTCGATGGTGACACCCGGCCGCCCGGCATAGACGCCGGCGAGACTCCCGCCGATCTTGTCCAGCGTGTCGGCCATCTCGCGCATATCCTTCGCATTGCCAATGACGAGCGCCCACGGATTGTGGATCATCATGAAGGCCGACTCGCCCATCGTGATCGTCGTGCCCGCCATGGCAATGATGCTGCCGATGCTGGCGGCCAAGCCGTCCACCCGCACGCGAATCTCCGCCCCATGCGCTTTCAAACTGTTGTAGATCGCCAGGCCGTCGAACACATCGCCGCCCGGCGTATTGAGCCGCACGGTGATCGCCTTCGCCGTCACCGCCTTCAGCTCTTTGGCAAAATCGACGGCTGTGACGCCGCCCCAGCCGATGTAGTCGTAGATGAGTACCTCGGCTTGATCCGATCCGGCCTCGGCCTTGATCGCAAACCATGAGCGGGCCTGATCACGCAACCCATGAGCCTGAATCCTCGCCTGAATCTGCTTCAGCATCGTTGACTCCATTCGAGCTTCGGAACCAGCGTGGACCACCGACGCTCGTCAAATGCATCGATCTCGATCCCGTCCTGCTCCGCGCTGGGTTGCCCCGGTGCGCGCGAACCGGCTGAGGACAACGGCATCAGATTGCTCTGCACAAATAATTGATCGCCGCCCGGGACCGGCGGCAGATCCTCGAAGCGCCGGATCTCGTTCGTGGTGAGCCAGCTGTTCTGATGGCCGCTGGCGTAATAGTCCGACCGGGCTTTGGAATCGCCGCGCATCAAGCCCTGGTGTTTGAACTGGGCATAGAACGGCGAGCGCGGAAACAGCTTCCGGTTGAATTCCTGCTCGAACCGCGTGAGCCAGGGAATAATCGTGAAAATCAAAAACCCGAGCGTGTTCTGTTCGACACCGGTGCCCCAGCTGGTCTGCTTATCCGTATGGCCGATCATGTGCGGCGGGACGCCGAAGAACCGGGCGAGGTCTTCCACCTGAAAACGCCGGGTATCTAGGAACTGTGCGTCTTCGCTGGTCATCGACACGTTCGTCACGTCCAGGCCTTCTTCGAGAACCAGCGTTTTGAACGCCTGCGAGAGGCCGGTGTGCTGCTGCTCGAACTGCATGGCCAGACGATCCGCCGCCGGCTTGCTGAGATTCTTGGGATGCTTCAGGACGACACCCAATCGAGCGCCGTTGGAAAATAATCGTGAGCCGTGCGATTCCGTGGCCAGCGACAGGCCGACCGCCTGACGGGCCGCATAGGTGACGACGGACATCCCCTTCACGCCGTCGAAGCCCAGCCCGGGAATATGGAGCATGTTGGATTGATCGAGCGTCTCGCGCTCGCCGTTCGACACCTGGACGTGATAGCGATGTCGCCCGTCTTTGGTGCGCTCCGGCGTGACGTACTGCCAGGGCACCGGGAACAGATCGACGACACGGTTGGCCTGATCCCGCCCGATCGCGACATAGGCATTGCCGCCGAGTAGAATGTTCGCCACCAGAAACTCGCGCCACACACAGCTGGTCATGGCAGGATTCGGTTCGTCGTGCAGCAGGTAATAGGGAATCGTGTCCGGCACTTCGACGCCGTCGCCGTTGGCCCGGCGGCGATAGACTTTCAGTGGAAGAGACGCGATGGTTTTGGCGATGAGGGAGACGCAGCCATAAACCGCGCTGGTTTTCATGGCCGTCTGTTCATTGACGAGGACGCCGGCATCAGTCGTGCCGCCGCCCCACCAATCGACGAGCCACTGCGCGGGATTCGCGAGATTCGTGCTCGGGTTCTCCGGCGAGGCGTTCTGTACGACCGGCGTCTCGCGTTGCCAGAATTTCCAGTGCATGCTGCTGTGATACCAGCACGCCGGATATCTGGCGAGGTACGTTTGTCGCCTTTGCGGTACTTTGCCGATGTATTTCTTATCGAATGACGAGGTAGGGACGGACTTGATCGACCGGCACACGGCGCTGGCCGCCTGGCGTGAAGGCGGGCGTCAACTTGCCTTCGCTCAAATACCGCTGGACGGTGCGCGGCGCGACATCCAACAGTTCGGCAGCCTCACGAATACGCAAGGTCGGTTTTTGTAACAGAATGTTCGGATCGTACAACTGACCGGCAGGCCGTTTCGCGCGTCTCCGCATACGGAGAGTGTCGCACACTCACGTAGAATTCCCTACCCCACTTTGCGGGAGATTGCGGAGAGCAATCACTACATCGCGGCAGCGCGCCGAAGACGGCGCCCTGCATGGATCAGATACCCGCCGCCGTGCCTGACGGCACCGCGGCGGGAGACTGTAGTCGCACACTCTACAGATACGGCTTTATCGACTCCGTCAACACCCGCCGCTCGCCGCCTGGCAGGCGCTTCGCCCTGAGCTTGTCCTGGTCCACATACCGCCGGATCGTATCAGGATGACAGCCCAACAGCCACGCCGCCTCGTCGATCCGCAGCCGGTCCTTCTGCAGCAGCGCCGCCCGATCGAAGGACGGACGCACGGGAGTCTTCGTCATCACAATCCCTTTCATCCGACGGTGAGCGCCCCGCGCATTTCGTAGACGGACGGGGGTTCGCCGTGTTGCCGCATCACCCGATCGAGCGCCAGCAACAGCCCCACAATGCCGTCGATCTTCCCCTGGCTGCTGGCCTTATCCGGCTTTTTATTGCCCGCCGGATCTTCCCGCACGGCCACGTTGTTGGCCATCCAGCGCAAGACCGGATGCCCGCCGTGTCGTAATTTCCCCCCCAACAATCGCCGCTCGAATTCGGCGCAGGGCCCGGCCATACTCAAAAAGCCCATGCCGCACGCGGCTACGGTCATGCCCTCTTCCATGAGCTCCATGGCCAGCTGATACCCCTGAAACAACCGGTCGATCGCCACCTCGGCAATCTGAAACGTCTGCGCATCGAGCAGGATCTGCGCTTTGATCTGCTCATAATCGATCGCGTTGCCCGGTGTGGTCCGGAGCCACCCGTCGCGCGCCCAGGCCTGATATTGATCGGCATAGCGATTGTGCCGCCGGCTGCCGCCTGGTTGTTCGGTATCCAGCTCCTCGTCGCGCCGGGCCAGCCTCGCCTCGGGACACCAGAGCCGCGGGAGCACGATCAGCCGATCCGCCTCAATCGGATCAATGAACAACAACACCCAAGCCGTGAGGTCCGACACGCTGGACAAATCGAGCCCGCCGAAACAGCGCAGCCCGACCAGGGCGGCTTCGTCGATCGGCGCGCCGGCGTTCGCATCCCACAGCGCCATATCGATCCAGCGCGTGACTTGCTGAGTCCATCGGTTCAAATCTAGACGCAAAAAGGAATTCAGCTTCGCGGGGATCTGCGCGGCCTTCTCGGCCTGTGTGCGCATGTAGGCCAACTTTTTCGAGACGCCCAAGTTCGGATTGGCTTTGTGCCAGGCCGTCTCGGACTTCCAGTCATCGGTCTCGTCGGCCGCAGCGATGAAGGCAAAACAGCTGTCGTCTTGAATAATACCGGTGAGAATCTGCTCGCTGTACGTGTGCTGCTCCCAGCAGACACTGGCCTCGGTCTGATCGGTCCCCGCCGTGGTGATGCAAAACAAGAGCGGCTGCCGGCGGGATGACGTGCCGGTCTCCATCAGATCGAACACGCCGCGTGTCTTATGGGCATGCAGCTCGTCGACCACGGCCGCATGGACGTTCAGGCCGTCGAGCGTATCCTCGTCGGCCCCCAACGGTTCATACTTCTGCGCGCGATCGATCCGGCAGAGATTATTTTTGAACACCTGAATTTTCGCCGCTAGCTCGGGCGTGGCACGCACCATGCGCGTGGCCTCACTATGCACGATGATGGCTTGATCTTTTTTCGTGGCCGCCGAGTAGACCTCGGCCCCCGGCTCCTGATCGGCAAACGCGAGCTTGAGCCCCACGCCGGCTCCCATGGTCGATTTTCCGTTCTTCCTGGGAATTTCGACGTAGGCCGTGCGAAAGCGCCGCGTGCCGTCGGCTTGCATCCAGCCGAAGAGACACCAGATGATGAACTGCTGCCAGGGCTGCAACTGAAACGTCTGGCCGGCCCATTCGCCCTTGCTGTGTTTGAGGTAGCAAAAGAAGTCGATGGTTTCCTCGGCCTTGGCTTGATGGAACCAGAGGCCGCGCGCTGCGCCGTCGCGCAGATCGTTGACATGCCGCTCCACCGCCAGCCGGATGAGTCGTCCGGCGGGCACGGTGCCGTTCAGTACCCCGTCGATATACCCCTGCACAGCTTGTGCAAAGGGCGACAGGGGCGGCGGAGGCGGAGCCGCCTGCGTCTCTGTTCGGCGGCGAGGCCTGGCGGGCTTCTTGGTCGTCGTGGGCATTATCCGTTGATCGCCCGTGTGGCACCGGCTGGATCGCTCAATTTGTCCACCGGCAATGCAATGCGTGGCAATGGAACATCCATTTTAAGTGCCTTGGTGAGTTCCTTCTCGTGCGTTGTGCTTGCCAGAAACACGGCCTGCGTGTGGCGAATCACATGATCATATTTCTTTCTCGCGACTTCATTGAGTTCGGCCACCGGGATACTACTCGCTCGCAGATAGCAGCGCCGAGATTTCCGAATGACCTTCTTCAGATCGTTGTGCGTGACATCAGCGCGTTCTTCCGCTTTGAGCACTCTGACGCCGACACCGCCCTCGATCTCCGTATCGATGTTGCACTCTCTGAGCAGCGCCCTGCGCCAGTTTTTCACGATCAGTTGAAACCGCCGCTCCTTCCAGGACAGTTTCAAGACGGCCTCGATGTCGGCATAGGAAATCAGTCCCGCTTCTGGCTTGCCGAAGTGATCGGTCAATTGCTTAACATCTATCGCCGTAGGCACTCCGCCAAAATACATTTGAGACTTCGCCACAGAACACTCCTTTCTGAAATTGGCGGCGGAGATGATCTCCGCCGCCCCTTGCCCTGCCTTGCCGTGCCGAGCCTAGCCATGCCACGCCCGGCCGTGCCGCATTTAGAGCAACTGCATGGCAGCGTCAAACATTCCGTGTGGCCCAGGGGTTTTGCCACCGGGACGCCAATCGCCCAGCCCTTTGTACCGCCCCGCATAGTGCAAGATACTCACAAGTGCGTCCTGTGTGAGCTGCTCGTCCCAGACGTTCAGCGTCCCTGTGACCGTCCACTGATCGAAGCGCGGACGGACACGCACGTGCTTTGACTGCCCGATCTTGGCCCGCTTCACATAGAGCATAAACCCCAATTCAGCCGCCGCAGATTGATGCTGCGCAAAGGATGGCTCTTCGGTCAATTTCATCACTCGCTCAAGAGGGATAGTCCCGCCGGAGCCAACCTGGAGCGGCCAATAGGCCTCGCCTACCATGCAGCCACTTTGTGTCTGCGCCTTAAACGTCTTCCCATTTTTCCCGCCCGGCACCGGCACCATAGCCCCGCCTTCCATCAGGCAGCGCATCAGATTGTCACCGGGCAGCGCAATAACCGAGCCATCATGATACAAACAGCCGATCCAGCGAAATGCAGGGGTGCGGTCATCACCCGCCTTCGAGACTTTCTTGCTCTCCGGATTATTCTTCCAGCGTTCCATCTGATCGGCCCAGTCGAGATTATCCGCGTGCATCAGCAGCGGCGTTTTCCCGGTCAGTGTGATGCGATACGTCCGCACACCGGCATTATTCATACATCCTCCTCTTAACTGGCGGCGGAGATGATCTCCGCCGCCCCTTGCCCTGCCCTGCCGTGCCGAGCCTAGCCATGCCGTGCCCGGCCACGCATCTACGCCAAATGCCGGCCCATGCCCGGCAGGGTTTGCTGCTCGGCCCCCGGCAACGTGCGCACGCGCGAATGAGCGACCGGGGACGCGCCCAGCTCGGCCAGCGCCCGCTGATACCCCGCCCGCGCGGTCGTGACCGCTTGCATCGCCGGGTGGGCCCGCTTCATCGTCTGGCCCTGCTTATTTTTCGTGGTATAAAACCGCCCCTCTTTTTTGATGATCCGCTCGGCCTCGCACATGTCGGCATAATACCCACAGGCCACCAGCACCATGCCTTCGGACCCGCGCGAGAGAATCAAGGTGAGCGTCGATGTGAGCCGATCCCATTCGCGAGATTGATCGCGCGTCAATCCACGCGGCTTGACGAGTGCGCCACGAACAAACGGCTCGCCCTCGTCGGCCCGCCCTGGCGTCGGCGGCGGCTGAATCGATCGATGTCCGGGATTACCCGCCAACAGCCTCAAATCGACCGGCTTCGGCTTCCGTCCCTTCATGGCTGCACCTCCGGTTGTGGCGTGCCCTTCACCTCCCCCGTCTCCCGATGCACAAACCAATAGCTGCAGCGCGGCAGGCCTTCGATATCCTCCGGCGCGCAGGGTGTATCCTTGCAGTGCTGCGGCTTCGTCTCGTGCAGCCGGCACAGATTGCCCTCTTGCTCCGGGCAGGCCAGCGCGATCGGGCCCCGGATGTGAAACACGGGGAACCCACTTTTGTCTGTGACATTCTTCACCGGCTCCCCGAAGCGCACGCGCCCGAAGGCCTCATCCTTGATCGGCACCAGCAGGGAGAGGCAATTCGTCGCCTGCCGGCAGCAATCCCCGCACTGGTTACATTCGCCATGTCGGATCCAGGGGGACACCGGAGGCCCGCCGTTAACAGATGATTCAGCCATGCTTTGACCTCCCCAATTCTCCTTGCAAGATATCCCTGCATTCCTGGGCCTCTCTCGCCAGCTCCTCTGACGCCAACGTGTCGAACTCACGCATCCAAACAAATTTCAACGTGTCTCCCTCGCGCGTCACCAGAAAGCACCGACCGACGTGCTTAGGCAATTGTGCGATGGCATTCGAGGACAACCGTACCCCATCGATCAACCAGGTATCAGAGTATGGCTGGTAGCCTCTCGATTGGCTCAGCCGCCAGTACAGTGTATCGATCGGAAAGAGCATGGCGCGGATTGCCACCAGCCACCACGGCAGAACCATATGTGCCGGCCATGAAGCGCGCACCCAATCCCACAATTGATATCTCACGGCCAGAGCCTCCATCGTCCGGTCCAGCAGCCGCGTTGAATGATGCACCCCGCCACGACGCCCCAGAGAAAACTCGCCACAATCATTTCCCAGGTCTGCATGGTCACCGCTCTTTCTCCGGCTGTGCCGGCAGCTCGTACCGTACATGGATTCCAGACGCCGGCAGGACCACCGCCGGCTGTTGGTAGCTATTCCACCAACACTTGAGCGCATAGGACTCAGTCTCCGTTTCCGCCGTGACAACCAAAAATCCGTCCGATGTAATCTCAGCCTTCATGTGTCTCCTTCCGGTACCCGAACTCAATCCGCGTGATGATGGTCTTCGGCCTGCACCCTCCTCATCGTCACCGCCCACACCCAGTCGTTCCGCTCCCACGCGCCGGCGCCGTGGACGGAGTCCCAGAGTACCGGAAAGGCGATCGTCCGGATGCGCTCTCTGGTGGCCTCTAACCCTCCGTCCTCCCTTGGCAGGAACGGCATATCAGCGCCTTCATCGATCGCATCGTCTGCGCTGATCTCCTGCACCTGCTGGATCCGGACCTCAGTAATCTCCACGATGGTCCGCGCGGCCCATTCGAACATGAACATGCCCGGTCGACGGAACCAGCCGACCGCGCTCTTTCTGGTGCAGACGCGCGGCGGCGGATTGTTCGGATAGCACGCGCCCTTCGAACGATCGGCGATGAACCGATACTTCGGCTTGCCGGTCTTGGTGTGCCCGTCCCGCGTCCACCGCCCATACAGGTAATGCGGCTCTCGAATATACCGCCGCTCACCGACACGATAGGGACATTTCACGGAGATGATTCCGCCACCCTCCGTCACAGTCTTTGTTTTATGAATCAATGACCACCATGGAGACTCAGGGGAATGTGCCATGACTTCAAAGCTTCCAGGCCCGTCCGCATGTTCATTGACTTCACCGAGACCATTCAGCCGCCGCGTCTGCGTCTTCACCCGGTCATAGAGCTTCTGCCCGTTCTCGGCGGTCATGAGGAGAGCGTTCATCAGCAACTCCTCCACACGCCGCGCTCCAGAAAGCCGTGCCACAGCTCCACCGTGTTGCCTTTGTTCGGACTCGTCGTACTCACCAGTATTGACGGACTGACGGTGATGGTTCCGTCCTCATGCTCGGTGACGGTGTGCTTGCTCATGTTGCACATGTGTCCGTTGGGCGTCATACCGTGCCATTGGCCGTTGATCTTCCAATAGCCACCAATTGGTCGTGTCTCCTCTGTCCATTCCGTCATGTCATCGGGATACCGTGTTCCGGTCATCGTGCAGATCCCTTCTTCAGCGCCGCCCTGATCACGGCTTCGACTTCGCGAATCGTCCGCTCGAATTCGTGTGCCACCTGAAAGACCGTCTGCCCCGATGCAAACAATTCCAGCATTTCCCGCCGCCGCTTTGTTGTCAGGCGCTTCATCGCGGCATCCTCCATTCCTGCACTTCAATATCCGATCGAACATAGAGAGGATGCTTGGGCTGCCCGTTGGCATTCGTGCCCAAACACACCACCGGACACGCCTGGAGCAATTCCGCAATGTGCGTGAGCCTGACAACGGCATGACTCCCCCAGGCCGCCACAATCCTGCCGGACCCATCCAGGGCCCAGCGAAAATATCTCTGGTGTTCCGGCCCTACCGGATCGTTCACGCTTCTCAACTCGTCCGGATTCGTCGCCCGGTACGCAAACAGATTCACCACGCGCAATCCGCCGAAGCCCCAGCGTTTTGAAAAGCCGATGCACCGGCGAATGGTCGGATCGTCGTTGTCGGCATCGGCTGTCGACGGATTCAGCATGATCCACGTGACCCATCCGGCGCCGCCCCATCGTCGAGTGAGCACGTATCGATAGGACCCGCTAAGATCGATCACCGCAGTTCGCTCTATTTCCGGCTCATACAGCGTCATTGAGGAAACTCCCGCACGCGCAATCCGCCGGCCAATGCTTTCCTTGATGGATGAATTGAATAGCAGACTTCGATACACCGCACAGGACAGCAAGAACTCTTTGGCCGACAACCCCTTTAAGTCGTCTGACTTCATGAACCTGGGCAACCGTTAATTTGGCGCGACCATTCTCTGCGCCGCGCAGCGGCCTCCCGCCCGATCGACCGTTTCTCACCGCATGGCGTTGATTTTGGATCTGCGTGAGCCATTCAAGATTGTCAGCAGAGTTATTTATCTTGTTGCAGTCTTTATGGTTTGGGAACTTCCCTCTCGGCCGACGGCCATGGAATGCCTCAGCAACAAGAACGTGAATGCCGAACGTTCTCTTTCGATCCTTGCGGCACAGCTGCACGCGCATATAATCACAAGTCTTCGTAGGGGCCTTAGCCCTCAATATTCGTCCAGCGATCGCGCCCATCCCGCCAGCAACTCTTTTTACCCGCCCAATGCTAGACACAGCATACTCACCCTCGTAGCCAACCACTGGGCGCCATTCCTCAGATATCATCTCGGATACTCCCTCACTTTCAGGTCATTTGGCATGCATTCCCAGCATCCACCCTTTGAATCGTGCGAGCATCGATGGGAACTGCCGAGCTGTTTTGTGAAGCACGGCACCGCCGCCGCTCGACATTGCTCCACGATCGAGCGAATCCACGCGACATCGCACGGCCTCGCGCCAGGCCCACTCTCGCCGCCGACGATTATCCAATCCAACTTGATCAACGAGGTTGCGTGCCCCCATCTGACCGCCCGTAAATCCACCGGCCCCAACAACGGCTCTGCCGACACGAACCGCACCGCCGCCGGCGTCTGCAAGAGAATCGGAATGCGCTCATCGGCGGTTTTCTGATCTTCGACGGAGACGCCGAGCCAGACGTTGGAGCTCGGACCGGCCCCAATACAGGCCGCGGCATTAAACACCTGCATCCAAGGATCATCCATCGCACGGCATCGCTTGCCACGAACCATCTCAGTTTTGGACACCGCAGAGAACAGGTTTGGAATTGTTCGATCGCCAGCAACTCGAATACTGCGGATAATTGGGCCGAGCCCGCCGCGCTCGCTCAGCCACTGAAACCATTGGCGCATCCGTTCTGGACGCTTTGTGAGAATCTGAAACGTGTGATCTGGCCGCACTGCCATCACACCGAACACGGCGACGATATATTCGTTGCTCACATCCTCATGAAATAGATCGCTCATCGAGTTCACGAAGATCCGGCGCGGTTGTTTCCAACGCAGTGGCGCGTCCAAAACCTCCGGGACCAGCCAGACTTTGCCGGTCCACCGCGGCCCCTGCGGGCCCAGCTCGGTCAGTCCAGCGTAGGGTTGTCCTGGTCCGCTGAACCGATGCGCCTGTTTCATGGCGTAGCAGTTCCGACAGCCCTCCGACACGATCGAGCAGCCCCGCACGGGATTCCACGTCTCATCGGTCCATTCGATCCTCGTCATACCCATATCACCCCTGCAACTTTTCCCTTCCAATTTCGCGGCCACACACCGAGAGGTAAGACAGTCGGTCTAGGGTCGAAACCTGTAGAGATTTTACCCCCCTACCCCCTTGAATCCTCTGCGCTCACGGGCTGTTTTTTGTTTATGACAGAACCCGCACAGTCCCTGCAGGTTGCTGTCGCCATCGCTACCACCGCGAGACCTGGGCACGATGTGATCGACATCTTTTGTCGGCTTGCGCCAACACGACATACAGATCGGATGAGCAGCAATAAAATCCTTCCTCCGTTTCTGCCAGGCATAGCCATAGCCGCGCTGAGCCGAACTGCCGCGCCGATCGTCGTAGAGCCTCGGTGCATCAGGAGCTGGTACGCGTGGCTGGCGGCGATGGACCGGACACGGACCAATCACCGGGCACCCGGACACCGCACAGGGTCTGCCTGGCAACATCGGCATCAGCTCACCTCCGTCTTTCCTGTGCGCACCTCGGCCAGGAACGCATCCCACGAGATCTCGCCGCAGAGGAGCGACCACAGCAGATCCGGATCGGCATCCCAGATTCGTGGGAACGGCCCCGCGCCAGACACCGTCGCGCGCCAGCGGTCAAACGCGACACGGTCGCTCGTGTATTGGCCGTAGGTCGAGACCCCCGCTCGATGCCGGTGATAGGCACACAACCGCTCGCGCCGCAGCTTGTCTCCGGCATCTGTCCCGGTCGGGACCTGACACGCACGGCCATGCGTTTTCCACTCACACCATCGCAAGCGCCAGGGCACCTTCGACCCCACCGTCAACGTCGCTTGTTCCACCGGCTTCGTCACCCGCTCCCCTCCATGGCCATACTCTGCGTTGCCAATCCCACCAGCGCCCGGACATCCTCCGGCATCGGCTCACCCACCGCCCTACGCCGAGGCGTCACCGGCATCGTCGGCGCGCGGGACTGGCCCTCTGGCCGATCACGCTGCCGGAACCGCACGCTGTTCATCACCCACTTGCGAAACGCATCAGGCCAGGAGGCGAATCGACTGCCTTCTGCTCGGTGATGCGCAGAGAACGTCTCGAATTCCTCGTCGTACCGGCACCCCCGTTTCTGACAGAACTCCCGCATCCATGGTGCCTCGGGCCAGGGGTCCGGAAACGGCGTCCGGTCCGTCCGACTCTTCGTGCCGCGAGGCACACAAGGCGGGCGGGCGGGCTTGTCCGCGTGCCGGCTCCCTTCATCAATTTGGTTAATCAATCTGGTTAAGATTCTATTAGAGGGTGTCATAGCTATGACACCCTCAGGGTGACACAGCTGTGACACCCTCAGGGTGTCACTTTGTACACCCTCCCCCCCTTGAGGTAGGGTGTCACTTTGTACACCCCTCCCCCAACCGGTTGTGTCTACGCCAGGCATCCTGAGTTGGTATCCGTTCGAGGTTTGCTTGCCATAAGTCAGAAAGCGTTCCTCTCGGTGCACGAGGCACACCGCCTCCAATTGCCGGATATGGCGCTGGACCATGCGACGCCCCATCGGGGCACAGGCCTCCACCAGCCCATCCAAACTCGGGAAGCCGTACCCGTCACGATTGCAGCCGTTGGCGATCGCCAACAGCACAATCTTCTGCGCCGCCGGCAGCGACTGCCGAAACGCCCAGGTCATCGCCTCAACGCTCATAATGCCCCGTATCCCGTTGCTGTCACCGCAGTCATACCTCACTCCTCAATCGCCGCAATGAGGGGTCCGTGAGAAACTGCTTGAACGACAGATCTGGCCAGCTGTCGGAGACATCCAGAAAGGCCCGATACAGGCGCTTCGGCTTGCTCAAGCGAATCGTCCGCTGACTTTCCACCGCAGCCATCCGCCCCGCCTCCGTGCAGGTAAAGAATTCATAGTCGCCGCTCGCACTGTAGATGTGAACAGCCCCGGCAGACATCAACGCATGCAACGCAGGATCTCCAGGACTGGCACAGTAATAGTTGCGATACGGCTTCGGCAGCCGAACGTGTGGCTGACCGATCCCCAGCATATGCCGCAGAATGCGCAACTCCTCACTGGTCAACGCGCGCGTCATTCATCGCATCCCCTCATCACCGCGCCGAAACACCAGCCAATGTGATTGCTCATGCCGACCGAAGCGATTCCCGAACAGCGGCGCGCAGGGCGCCAACTCCAGCACGGCACGCACCGAGATTTCATTCGTGTTCCACTTAAACACCACTACCCCCCCCCTGACGACAGACACGGAAGCACTCGCGAAACCCGGCGCGCAGATCATCCGCCCATGTGCTTCGCTGGAGCGCACCATATTTTTTCGCCATCCAGCCGGACTTCCCGTTTCGAAGAAAATGCGGCGGATCAAACACCACGAGATCAAAACTCCCATCGCGATACGGCATCGCCCGAAAATCGGCCACCACATCGGGTGAAATGGACAGCACACGCGAGCCGCCAACGCTCGACCGATCACGCAACACATGACGTTCTCGCCGTCGATCCATAAACACCGCAGCGGGATGTGACCGATCAAACCAAAACATCCGACTGCCACAGCACGCATCGAGCACACGCCTCATCGCAGCCCCCAGATGATCGACGAATTGATCGCCACCGCGCCGAGAAAATAGAGCACATAGGGCCAGTGGCCTTGCCACGCATACGCCGCCATCGCGCAGCCGTTCAGCGCCAGACTGATCATCACCACCCAATCACCAAGCCGCATGCGCTTACCCTCCTACATCCCCTGAATCGCCGCCATCACCGTGTCGATCTCATGGATCTTGGCCGTCAACGTCTCACGCTGCGAGACCAACGCCGACAGCGCCTGTGATTTCCAATCGGTCCCGCTCCCGTTCAGCGCCTTCTTGGTTTTTTCCCGATACCTGATGTTGTTCCGCAGCGATTTCTGATAGTGCCGCTCACACTGCGTCGAATCGGCCCGCCTCGGCTTCTTGCAGCCCGCCACGCCGCAGGTCTGCACCGGGACCGTCTCCTCACTCGGCTCTGACTCATCATCCGCCGTCGCCGTCACGCCGCGCGTCTTCGCCCGCCTCGCCCGGAGCTTCTCCGTGAAGGCCGCTCGTGTCGCCTCGCTCCATTTACCCATCGTCGGTTCATCCTGTCTCTGCTCAGGCCCCACCAGCGGACCAGGAGACGGCGGCACCGGCTGAGGCTGAGCCACCTGCGCGGGCCGCCACGACCGCGCACAGTTCGTACACTTGGCATACGCCGGATCGTCCGCATCCGGCACCAGCAGCCCCGCGCAGCGGGGACAGTTCAGTCCTCCGGGCATATCGCACGCCGCCGCCGCGCACTCCGAATCGGCTCGCCCACCACCGTCCCGCGCCGCACCGACCGGAAGTTGCCCTTGCAGCGATTGCATTGCCGGTGATCCGGCCCCGTCGAATGAAACCAGCACTCACAGCCGAGACACCGACGCAGTTCCGTCGCCTGCTCCGACAAGAGCCGCACGCGGTTCTCACGGATGGCCAGCTCCACCGCCGTCTCCGTCGCCGGCATGCTAGGCCACCACAGGCAGGCCCAGGTTCGCCGTCTCAAGCCAGGTCTTTATTGCGAGCACCGCATCCAGCTTCCACTTGCCACCATCAGCCTCGAACAGCGCGCAGACCGGCGTTTCAGAAGGGTTGCTGCCCTGTAACCGAAAGACAAACTCCGAGGCCGGTTGCTCGATCTCACGAAACGTGCGGAACGGTTGCAGCGTCCAGCGTGTTTTCACCGTCTTCATTTCCTTCAGCGTCATCCCGGCCTTCAGGGCCACCGACTGCGAGATCCCGTCATCCTCACTCGTCGAGGTCTGGCCACTCGCGATCGAACTGGTGATGCGCAGCAGTTCCAGACAATCCGCGCTCTGGACGAACCGACTCAGCAGCGCGATCGTAAACAATTCCCGATCCATGAACTGGCCGAACCGGAATGGCTCGCCGTCTTGCAGTTCACAACTCGCCAAGCAGGCGCGCCGCCCATAGCCGTCGTCCTGCCGCTTCTCTACCACCACATGACCGTGAGACCGGACATGGATGAGCCAGTCATCTTTCACCAGCGGGGACGCTGTCCTGAGCAGACCCGCAAGCCCCGATAGCGTCACGAGCTTGAACGTCGGCAGCGCCGGTGGCATGAGCAAGGTCAAACTGTTCCCATTGATGTAATCTTTCCCCCCGATCGACAGATGCTTCGGCCAATCTGCCAGCGCCTGAATTTTCTCAATTGCCTCTTTCAACATAATCATTCCTCCTCTTATCATTCCCGCGCCTCACCACTCGCCACTGACGACTCGCCAGCTACTTCACCACCGCCATCGTCTTCGCGTCCGCCGCATCTCCGAACAGCGCCCCTTGCCGTTGATCCACCGTGTAGGCCTTCAGCTCGCCCGTATGCCGCGACAAAAACACCGGCGCCTTCGCCACCACCACCGGCTGCAACGAGGCCTTACAGGTAAAGAACACCTGCGCGCCGTGGCGATCTTCGTGCGGCTTGATCGTGAACGTGAGGGTTAGCCGGCGCACCCCCTCCGGATCCGTATTCGGATCGGCCACATTCTTCAGCACCTCACCGAACTCCCGCTGGAACACTTCATTCACGCTGCCCTCGCAGATCGTCGTAATCCCAATCTCCTGCACATCCATGCTCACCCCCTCCGTTTCTCTGCCGTTGAGTGACGCCCCGCCCATCGATCCGCCCCGAGCACAGAGCCCAGGCCAAACAACACCACGAACACCAACACCACAATCCACCCCGCCAACAGCCACCACAGCACCGGCTGATCATGCACACAGCCAAAGAGCATCATGGCTGCAACACCCCCGCTTGCAGACAGCGCCGCAACAGCGCAATCGTCGACCGCGCCCCATTCTTGTTCCGGATCCTCCGCATGTGATCTTTGATCGCCTGATGCGAACACCCCAAGCCACCGGCCACTTCTTTCGGCGACAGCCCATCCCACAGCCCCCGCACCACCTGCCGATCACGCGGCGTCAGATTTGGCGCGACACCATCCATCAGCGTCGCGCCTCCGCCGCCAGCGCGAGCCGCAGCAATTCCCCGATCACCAACTCCTCCGAGATCCCGAATCGATTCATGCGCCGCCCGAGCGAGTCGGCCCAGGCCAGCCGCTGCCCATGATCCGGCACTTGCGCGAGCAGATCCGCACAGGCGAACGACCAGTGGCGCATTCGAGACAAATCAGACAAGCGCAGCTCCGAGGCCTCGCGCTCCAAATCTTTCAGGCAGGTAAAAAGACAATCACCCGGCTGAATCAGCCGCCGCTCCTCAATCTGCTCCATCATGTCCTCCACCAGAGAAAGACGCCCATCGCCACCAGCCACCATCGAAAAGCGAGTCCATAATCAGGCCGCATCGTTGCTCCTGCACGAAGAAGCTAGTCGCGAGTGGCAAGTAGCGAGTCGCCAGAGCGCCCGTCCCGCTCATCTCGCTTTTCAAGCCACTTGCGACTCGCCATCCGACGCCACTCGCCAACTCAAGAGCGCGATGCCGCCGCCGATCGGGTTTCAGTCAACCGGCGACGGGATCACGACGCCGCTTCTGCGTACGGCGTGCGGGATGGCCTCCCGCCGGGCGAACCATCACCACCACACGATCAGCAGCGAGAGAAGCACCAGCGCCCCCAGCAGCCCATGCGCCAGCCGATCCCCGCGCGCCGTGTCATCCGCCAGCACCTGCATCACCTCATCGATTTCAGCTCGACTCATGGTCCACCTCACTAATCCCGTTGCCCCTTGCCCCTTGTCCCTTTCGCCTCATCCCCTCACCAGACGAACAGCAACACCGCCACCGCCACCCCGATCAGCGCCAGCCCCAGCCCGCCAAACAGATCCAGCCCCAGCGTCCGCGCGGCCCGATGCCGATTCCGCCTCGGCGCGCAGCGCACCAGCGTCGAGCCCAACAAGTCAGATCGTTCAATCATGGGCACCCCCCCGCTCATCAGCGCAGATACGCATTCAACAGCCGCGTCATCCCGATCCGCGCCAGCCGATTCGCCAGCGACTTCCGGACGTTCCCCGCAATCACCAATTGGCGTTTGCGGGCAAACAGACTGGCCCCGCTCCGGATATGTGAGCACTTCAAACATTGTGGCGACTCATTCGCCGGCTTCGGTTTCCCGCATCGCACACAGCGCATCGAGACCCCTCACCACCATCCCGTGAGCGGCACTTCAATCCCGCCGCCCACCGTGGTCAATTGGCTGGACGGTGGATGTTTCGACTCTGACAACGCCTGGAGCAACTCGACTCCCACGCGCAGCGTCACCCCTCGATAGAGGTCGTACTTCACGCCGCCCCCTACGGTGAATCCGATGAGGGCGCCCGTGAACACGTCATGCGAACGGCCACGACTTTGCTTCGACAGCGTGTGCTGCGCCCCGAACATGCCGACCGAGGCATACGGCTCAAGCCCGTGGAAGGAGTAGAGCGCCTTGTACGCGCGGAGATACCCGCCCTCGATATGGTCCACAAACGTGTAGCTCTTCGGCTTCACACCGTGCCCATCGAGCCAGGCCTCTCCGTGTGCCATCACCTGCGTGTAGTGTTCATCGGAGACCCATCGTCCTCCGACTTCCACGGAGCCAAGATTCATGTAGCCCATCTCCACGGACCACCCGCGCGTGACCCACAGATCCGCTCCGGCCGTGATCCGGCACCCGATACCAGCACCCCAGGCCATCGCATCCCCGTTAAACTCGGAGCCTCCGGTGATGAGATCCTGTTTCCAGGTGCCATCGACCGCCGGTCTGGCAAAGAAGTTGTGCCGCAACTCCCCCGCCAGATAGCATTCGGCCTGTGACCAGCCCGGCACCGCCAGCACACTCAGCAACCCGAACAACAGACTCAACGTCCGCATATTCCCTCCCCGTTTCTCCCTGCGCCATCCGTCGCCTGAGCGCCGAGATCTCGGCGGCTGTCTCACCGCGCCGCCGGACTCACGACTCGCGACTCGCCATTCCACGTTCCATCGCCACCAGATGCAGGCCGTCCTGCCAGCCCTGCTCAAACCGCCGTTGTAGATACGGATCGCGCGTGTAGGTAAAACAGGCCTGGCCGAGCTTCGCCGCGCGCAGGCCGATCCCTTCTGCCCGCTGGCCCAATTCCGGCCGATCACACTCCGCAATCCGTTCATCAATCGTCATGGTTCCTCACCTTCGCCACCAGCCACCCGCCACTCGCGACTAGGGTCCGCCAGCACCAGAACCAGGGGAACTCCCAGGTTCGCTGGGCAAAAAAAAGCACGCGCCCCGCCGAGGCTCACCGCACCCTCTGCAAAGGCCACGTCCGCGCCATCTCGCGCAGATCCGCCAGCACCGTCGAATCGGCCACCCGCACAGGCCGTCTCACCGGCATCGATCGAGCCTCGCGTGCACGCAGCCACGCTTCCACGTCCGGCAGGCGATACCGCCGCCGCGAATTCACCGTCACGGCCGGCGGCAGCCCGCAGGCCACCAGCCGGGCGAGCGTGCGGCGCGAAATTTTCAGCGCGGCGCAGAGATCATCAGGGGTGAGGAGTTCGGCAGCGGCAGTGAGAGTCATCGGCGCGCCTCACCGTCCGACGTTGGCGCACAGTGTCTGACAATGTCGGATTGCTCACCAGCCAGCACGGGCCTAAGATCGCGGTAGTAATCAGCACGGAAGGCCAGAATGCGGGCAAATTCATTTTCTAACGCACCGAGCACCACATCGTTCAGTGAACAGTTCCGACGGGACGCCGCATCCAGGCAATCCGACAGGAGCGCCCCAGGAATGCGAATCGTCATGCGCTCATCCAACACTGGACGCGGCATCAGGCCACCTGCTCTTCCTCCGGCGACATTGATCGTCGTCCGGCTTGGAGCACACGCACCGTCTGCGCAGTCAGCGTACGGCCCTCGGCCTCCGCCTCGTTTCTCAGCCAGCGATCCAGATCTTCGGGGAGATAAATCGTGAAGGGTCGAACCTTCGTATGCGCAAGCGGCCTTCGTAGCTGTCGTTTCATGTAAACATGTATACAACGCTACATGAAACATGTCAAGACGTATTTACAAGAAATTTATGAGGGGCGTATGCTCGTAATCATGGATGGAAAAACAAAGGTTTACAGCGTGCGCATCCCACTCGACCTCGACGAACGGCTGCAGCGCATCAAGCAGGAGCAGGCCCACAAGCGTGTGCCGAATGCAGAATTTCTCGTCGAAGCCGTCCGGCTCTACATCGAACACGCCGAACGATTCGGCATCGACGACAATCTGCTCGTGAAGGAACCCATCGCGGGATACACAATCACACCACCGCGAATGGGAAAGGGCAAACAAAGGGCCGGATAGGCAACAAGCGGCGCGCGGCGCAGATCGCCCGCAGGCCGGACGGACTCTGGGAGATTCAACCAGTCAGCAGAATAAATCAGTAGGGAATTACTGGGAACCTGGCGCATTCGCCAGTTCTGTGGTACCGGACTCATTCGCGTTCCGAGTAATAGCTGTGGTACAGTAGCGCCAATCGCCACCACAGAAAGGACACGAAATGACGCTGCGCATACTCCTCGGCTTCTCACTGGCACTCCTTACAGGCTGTCTCAACATCGAGACGCATCTCACTCCCATCAATCCAGCCGTCAAGCCCGCGCTGATCGGTGAGGACTGCACCCCGATCGTGTTCGGCGTCGGGGTAGGAACCAGCACCGTCGAGACCGCACTAAAAAATGGAGGCCCCCCGGCTCAGCGCCATGGGAACTACATCAATCCGATCATCAAACCGATCAGGGACATCCACTCCATTGCACTCAGCGATCAGTACCTGTTCGGATTCGGCCAGCGATGCATCGTCGTCGCGGGTGAGCCATGAACAGCATGCCACGACTATTCCTCATATTTGTGCTGCTGCTCGCCACCGGCTGCGCCAATCACTCAACGCTGATGCTCCCGGCAGCAGGCACCTGGACGGCGGATACTGTCCTGCTCGGCCCTGTCGTAGCCTGCCGCGGCGGGAATATGGATTTCTCCGAGCACAGCAAGGAATGCAACGACTGGCCGCTCTCCGTGCCCAGCCTGCCCCACCACGAGACACACCATGCCGAGCTGCGCACCAAAGCCGCCAAACAGTATCAGGTCGATGTGAGCACCATTGTCCTGAAAGAGATCGAGGTCACCTACAACGCCGAGCTCGTCGGCACCATCCGTGGCTGGAAAGCCACCGCCATCGCGGGGAAAAATATCCCATTAAATAAGTGACTGGATAGGGCTAGGCATGCTGCTCCTACTCACAGTGCTGATCGTCATGGCACTCAGCGCCACAGCCGACGCCGCCGACTCAGCCGAGGCCTGCCGACAGAAATTGATTCAAGCGCAACAGATTGAGGTCCTTGTCGATCTCGATTGGAAGCCACCCAAGGAACCCAAAGTCGTTGTCGGCTCCACGTTCCCGCGGATGCCGTTCGATGCGAAAGAGGGATTCGCGCGCACCGTGAATTGCTTTCTTCTTGCGGGCACAGACCGATTCGTGAATTTTGACATCCTCGACCATCTCAATCATCGCGTGCTCGGCCGCTGGGAATATGGCCGCCTGAAGATGAAATAGGCATGGCCCGCACCACCCGCAGCCTCACCCGCCGCGTGAACGTCGACGGCGAGACACGCTGGCACGTGCGCATGATGGTGCAAGGGAAGCGTGTACGCTTCGGCCCGCTGGGCGGCTTTCCCACCATGGCCGAGGCCATTCGCTTCCGCGAGGACGCCAAAGCCCGGCTGCGCCTCGGGACGTTTTTCCCCGAACAATTCAAAGCCACCGTCCTGCCGCTCCGCACGCTCCTCACCCGCGCGGACACCCCCCCCACCCAGGCCGACCGAAAAAACACGCGCGCCTATCAGACCTTCTGGCTCGACCGCGCCGGCCATCTGGACGCGAAGCAGCTCCCCGCCTCGCTCATCGACGACGCCCGCGCCGCCCTCACCGCCAGAAAGTTGAGCGCACAGACCATCCATCACTATTTGAAATATCTCCGGCACGTGCTGAACCGCGCCCGGCGCGACGGCGTGATCGACACGAGCCCGTTCGATCGCGCACCGTTGCCCGCCGTGCACAATCTGCGCGTGCGCGCCTATGCGCCGCAGGAACGCCGGAAAATTTTGAAGGGGTTAGGCAAACACGGGGATGAATGGCGCGACGCCGCCGAGCTCGCCGGACTCACCGGCCTGCGCTGGACCGAACAGTTCACACTCGACAAACGCCACATCGACCTCAAGCAGGGCCTGATTCACCTGCCCACCACCAAAGCCGGCCGGCCACAAATCAGATTGCTGAGCCGCCGCGCCCGGCAGTTACTGGCCCAACAGATCGCCCGGCATCGGAACAGCCGCTGGCTGTATCCCAACCAGACCGACACCGGCCCGATCGACTATGCCAATTTCCGCAAACGCATCTGGCTCCCTGCCTGCCTGGCCGCTGGAGCCACGAACGCCCGGTGGAACGACTGGCGGCACACGTTCGCCTCCGATCTCACCATGGCCGGGCATTCAGACCGCACCGTGGCCCATCTCCTGGGGCACACCAGCACGCAAATGGTCGCCCGCTATGCCCACCTCAGCGAGCCCCACCTGCGCGAGGCCGTCGAGACAATGGCCAACAAATGGCCAACGACACCACCCGCCAAATCAATCAAAAAACGCTAACCCCTGGTTTTATATGGTGCGCCCGGTTGGAATCGAACCAACGACCCTCAGCTTAGAAGGCTGATGCTCTATCCGACTGAGCTACGGGCGCATTCAATATTTTCGATCACTTATGTGTACTTACTTGCAGAGTAGGTAGCCCTGGCCTCGGCTAGTGTTC